AATCCTGCTGTGCAAAGACTGTCGATCAATTCACGCGCCACCGATGTATGGCAAATAATGTCATCACCGAAGACGGTTGCGTCCTGATCGACTGATCTGGCTAGCGACATGAGGACTAAAGTCATCAAGTCGAACGTAAATCCATTACCCATACTGGAAACCTTGTTGACTATATAAAAACAGTCATCAGGACCTAAGGTCATGTCTGACCTACAGTCAAGTATTTTGTTAAATACTCGAGAAGGTAAAAGATAGTTGCACAACTTGATACTAATTGCATCACTGCGATCAGATAAATCAATTGTAGCGACCTTTGGGTCACTAATACGACGCCTATGCACATCTGCTAAGGTATCGAGATTGACACCGAAAAAGTTTTTAATACTCTTCCGAAGACCAAGTCCTACAGCGCGTTGCACAAGCATGTTGCAAAGCGGTTCAAGGCAAATCGGGCGATCCTTTTCATTATTCTTAGGAACGGACGACCACCTATTCCCACCAACAAAAGTAACGATGCAGTGAAGTTTGAAACAATAGGTTTGGTAAGCGGCATCATCGGAAAACCGATAACGCCTCCAAAGCCTTGCATTCACAACTTTCTCATCCCAACTTTTGCTTTTGCAGTAGCTAGTAAAGCGCTTCTTAACCGCATGTTTCAAAGCTCTGTGCCAGTACGAATACTTAGCAAAGAGCTCGAAACAATCATGCGTAATGGTCCAAGTCTCAGTAAGCCGACAGGCCACTGAAGTTCGAGGACCCAATGGTTCAAAACTTGAACCATTGGTAAATGCAAGTTCACCCAAGCGAAAGTGCTTGAGTGCTGCATGAACGATAAGACGCGCTTTGGCCCAGTTTGGGCCTAATATCTCCGGGATTCGGAGTTCCGTATCAAAACCGATCCATCGCTCCCACGCAGCCTCACGGCGCGCAGTTGCTAGGTCGGGTTTTGGCTCTTCGAATTTTCCTGTAAATCTCGCTTTCGCGAAATCCACAGGGAGATTGCCTGGGACCCCTTT